CCCTACCACAGTGTCACCTCATCCTCGTCATACACGGGGTGGTCGCCGGCGAAGTCGAGGGCTGACGGGCCGCGCAGATATGTCGGGTCCACCGTCAGAGGCCCTTCCAGGGCGCCCAGGAGGTGCGTGCGCCGCGCGTAGCCGTCCATCTCGGCCCCGGCTACACCCCACCCGGATGTGCCAGACTGCAGGGCTCGCCAGTCGCGGTCGGTGATCTCCAGGATGCCGGACGCGACGGCCTGATTCACCGAGTAGGTGTACGTGCCCTCGGTCTCATACTTGTAGAGGCCGCCGCCAGGTGCCCTGAGGACACGGGAGACCGACTCGGCCTCCACCATCCGCATGATGACAGAGAAGCTGTAGTCCACGCGACACCGGTTCACAGCATCTGGCATGCGCGACAGAATCAGGGCCTCAGCCCTATCCAGAAGAGCCTGCACCCAGACCTTCTCGTCATCCTCCAGGTACCGCATAAGCGACCCCTGAACATCATCCAGTGTTGCTACCGTCACTTCTCCACCTCCTCAGGAAACCAGGCCACGGGGTGGCCGCCAACCAAAACGCCGGCGGCCACCACCCGGGTCACTTACTGGTGATCTTCACGAACGCGCGCGGGTCACGCAGGACCCAGCCGAACTGGGCCTCAGCGAGGATCGCACCCATGTTGCGGTCGAAGAGGTCAACACCACCGGCGCGCTCGGTCGCCTTACGGTAGGTGATGGTCTCAACGAAGCCGAGACGCAGAGCGTCCTTGAAGTCGCCGCCGATACCGAGGAGCTTCGCGGCCGGGGTCTTGGCCCTCTCGTAGCCGGAGACAGCGCGAGAGTAGGTGGCCGGGACACCCAGGACGGTACCGAACTTCGCGGTGATGTCGGGGGCCTGCTGGTAGAGCGGGCGACCCTGAGCGTCCAGGGCGTTCACCAGGTTGCTGCGGAACTTCGGGGCGAGGAGGAAGTGGTCGAACCCGAACTCGGCCTCATCCGCGTCGTCCAGCACAACCTTGTCGTAGGCGGCGGACAGCTGCTTGGTGAAGTAGCCGGTGGCGGTGGAGGCCAGGTCGAGCTCCTGCACCTTCGTGGTGGAGGTCAGGGCCTCCTTGCCGGTGATGGCGGTACCGGTGTTCGCGTCGATGCCGTGGATGACGGCGGTGTCGATGGCGCGAGCAATGGCCTCACCGAGGGCACGCTGGATGCGAGAGTACTCGCCCAGCGGGTCAGCCTTAGCGGTCTCCTCCGAGTAGAGGATCATCACGGCAGCCTTGACCGGGGTGACCGTCTTGACCTTGCTGGACAGGGTAGCGACCGGCTTAAGGCCGCCCTCCTGAACGATGCCAGCGGTGGGCTGGCCGACAGGGATCGGGATGGCGGTACCGTTGATGGAGACCGGGACGCTACCGGCGAGGCCCTGAACGACAGAGCCCTTCATGGCGTTGTCCCAGATGCCCTTTACGACGGTCTTGGGAAACGCGGCCTCATTCCCGGCGTTAGTGCCGAGAATCTTGGATACTGTCTCGATCTTGGTTTCGTTGTCGGGGTTGTACGCGGGTGCAGGCATATGCCCTCCTTACTGGTCTGCGAGGCCGAAGAACCCGAGCGCCTCACTCAGGCCGTCATCCTCGGTCTCAAGGTCTGCATCCACCGCAGGGTCGCGGGGGACTGACGGCGCGGGCGCGGCGTCTGCCTGCTCGCGCAGCGTGGCGAGGGCGTCTACCTGCTCCTGCCACGAGTCTTTGTCTCCGGTGAGGAATGAAGCGAAGCGGGCCGGAATGTTGGCCTTGGAGAGGAGGCCCTCCTTCTCGGAGAGCTCGGCGGCGGCACGCTCGGCGGCCTCCTTCGCCTCGAGCTTCTCGGTGAGTGCGGCCAGCTGGGCGCGCAGCTCACTCACCTCATCCGAATGAGTCTCCTCATCATCCTTCGGCGCCTCCTCCGCAGGAGTCTCCTCGTCCTTCGCAGGAGTCTCATTGGAGGCCTCCTCGGGGTGCTCGATGGGGTAGTCGGTGGTTGAGATAGGTCCGTCAGTCTCTTCAACGACGGAGGGCTCAGGCGCGGGGGTGTCGCTCATTTACGCTCCTTCTGCTTCTCCCGGAAGTACTTGTCCATTGCGCGACGAGCATCCACGCCGTGAAGGTCCTGGTCGCGCACAACCTCATTGTACACACGTTCGTATTCGGTCTGCTGTTCCTTCCCTTCCCAGTGCTTGGAGGTAAAAACCGGAGTACACGTGCAAAAACAGTGATCGTGGTACCTGTCAGCCCTAATACCTGCCGACTCCGACGACTTGTAAACCGGGCCGCGAGAGGCGAGCATCGCACAGAAACCACAGGGGCCATTCTTGTTCGGGTGTGTAACGCGAGCGAAAGCGAACGGCCGGGCAATCAGCTCACCCCTGGAGTTGCGGCGGTACTTGTCCGGTACCTCCGAGAACACCTTCATGCTGCGATGGCGCTCCTTGACAAGATCCTCCTCATCGAGGGTGCGAACAGCCTCCTCGATCCGGTCGGCGACCTTCTCGAACGCCTCCTCGAGAGCCATGCGCGGGCGGCGACGGGCCTCGACCTTCTCAACGTCCTCGACGATCGCTTTCTGGGCATTCTCGGAGAACTCCTCGAGGTCCTTCGCCAGGTCATCCAGGGCGCCCTCAATGAGCTCAATTGAGGACGGCGCGGTATCCACTGCGTCGGCGACGGTTCGGCGCGCAGCGGCCAGCACATGTCCCTCCAGGGTGCGCTCCAGGCGCCTCATCCCCTCGGGGGACTTCAACGCCCCCTGGGTACCCCTGATGGCGCGGGCGATCGTCTTCGGTGAGTACCCCGGCTGGGGAGGAATCCATGACTCAGGCACCCCGGCCTTGCGGGCCTGGCCGCGCAGGAACAGGGCAGCTGCAGCCCATGCCTGCTTCCTGGCCTGCCACATGAGTGGAGTCAGGAGGTCCCCCACATGCTCCACCGGGGGTGGCTCAGGGAGGCCGTCGAACGCCTTGAGCGCATCCTCTGCCCGACGCCGGAAAAGCATGACGATGCCACGTAGGATGCTGTAGAATAGGGCCTCACTCACTCTTAGGGTCCTCCTCCACATCCTCGGGAGCCTCCGGAGCCTCCGGCATATCCAGGCCCGCCTCGGCATCCATCTTGTCGCCACGGGCCTTCTCGCGGCGCAGCTGCTCAGGGGTAAGGTGAAGGAACTCGCGGGCCGTCTCATCCCCGATGATGCCCTGACTATGGGCCTGGAGAGCGTTAGCCATCTGCGCCGAAGTGGACGGTGCGGCCGCGTCGCGCCACGTCACCTCCAGGGCCTCAAGCCCATCCAGGGGCATCCCATTTGCCTGCGCCACGATCCGTCCAACCCTCTCGAGAGCATCACTGAACTGGCGCTGCTTGTTCTCCGCGCGGGCGATCAGGCGGTCCTTCGCCACGCGCAGGGCCTCAGCGGACGTCGGGTTGTTATCCGAGGAGACGCCCATCATCGACGGCGGGATACCGGTCATGGCGGACAGCTGGAGCGCGTAGGACCTGTACGTGTTGATGAACGGGTCCAGCGCCATACCGGTCAGCTGCTTCACGTCACCGCCGGAGGGAATGGCGATCAGATTCCCCATGTACGCCTGCATCTTCTCGGGATACTGGGAAATCATGTCCGAAGCACCATCGCCCACGACGGCGCGCAGCGGGGAGGAAGCGACCTCCTGAGCCACCTGGAGGTTCGTGAGCGTCCTAGAGGCGGCGTCGATGACGGAGGTGAGCTCACGCAGGTCGGAGCGCCCATATTTGTCGGACAGGCGCGCCCTGTTGAACATGGGGACGATGGATGCCCCCCACTGGTCCTGACGCCCCTGGCCGACGCTCTTCCAGTCGTACTTGCCCTTGACGTAGAACTCCACGCCGTCAGGCGTGTAGTAGGTGGCGCCCACGTTCCCATCGTCGCGCCGGTATAGGACGACACCCTCCACGACCTCGCCACGGAAGTTGATGTGCACTCGGGCGTGCTTCGCATCCACCGCGCGGATTGACGCGAACTCATGCTCATCATCCGGGGGCGCAATCACCCAATAGGAGGCGCCAGCACTAATTGCCTCCGCTGCAGCGAGGTTGAACTGGGAGTCCATGTCGTTCGCCTGCCACGTCTTCCGCAGCAGCTCCACCACGCCCAGCTTGTCATCGTCTGCGACGCGGTACCCGTCGGGGATCAGAATCTCCGTGAGCACATCCACGGCCATCTTAGCGAACGGGGCCTGAATCTCCAGGACCCGGGCCTTCGCGGGCAGGCTGATACCCACCGCATCAAGGCGCCGCTTCCCCTCGTAGTAGCCCTCATAGGTGATGGGTCGGTAGGCGCCCGACGCGAACTTAGAGATCATCTTCTGGAAGCTCACATGAACACCTTCCACTCGCCTCGCGGAGCAGTCAGGTCCGCCCACTCCTTCGAGTTCTTCACATGTCTATACAGCATTCTAGCGCCGATCATGCACACGGCCAGGTCGATCTTCTTCGAGGACTTCGGGGACTCCTTCTTCACCGACCAGCGTCCCTTGAACTCATTCACGCGACAGTTCGACACATGCTCACCCAGGGCAGAGTCCCCATCATGGGTGAACGTCTGCTGCTGAATCTCCGTGAACGCCGTCTCCGCCGCCTCCGCGAACTGGTACGCGTGCGACCGCATATCCCAAGCGATCGGCGAAGCGGACATGCCGCCGCGCACCGCGGGGACGATCAGCCTGTCGCCGAAGTCCTCAGGCCACGCAGTACGGGTGAACGACTCCCACTCGCGCACGTCAGCCCAGAACGCGACCACGTTGTAGGTGTCGAACGCCTTCCGCACCCCAGCATCCACGGCAGCCACATTCACAACCCCGAGCGGCTTCTCAGGCTTCCAATGCCCGATCTTGAAGATGTGCCCGTCCTCCATGCAGCACCCCACGAGGGCCGTATGGTCATTGGACTTGGAGCCATCGAAGAACATGACGATCCGCTCCCCAGGCTCTACCTTCCGGTCAGGCTTACGGAGCTGCGTCCACTCCTCCAGGGTGATCCAGGACGCCTCAGCTGCGTTCGGGCGGTTCAGGAAGAAGCGGATCGACCGAGACTCGGGGTACTCGGGAGACCAAATCTGCTCCTTGATCGACTCCAGATTCACCCACGGGCAGTCCTCGTACACGTACTCCAGGGCCTTCGTGAGCCCAACCTGCCCCTCCTCCGGCTCGTCCGTTAAAACCGTGTTCGGGGGCGCGATACGCGCATCGTAGAGGATCTTCGTCTTACCGCGCGTGAGACCATCCTCCTGATCGCACCACGCCTCAAAGATCGCCTCAGCCGACGACTGCTCTCCAGGCACCCATGCGTTGCAGGTACCCATGAACCGGCCACCCATCTTCGCCGCGTTCTGCTGAATCGTCTGCAACATGGCGGGCCCGCCCTGTGCGGGCAGCCAGTGCTCGAGCTCGTCCCCCACGACGAAGGACACCTCGCCACCCTCCATCGAGTGGGCGGAGGACGTCATCTGCTGTAGCTTCCCGCCGCCCGGCGTCTCGATGAACGTCTTCGCCACCTCGAGGTCATACTTCCGAGCTAAGGGACCCTTCTTCTGACAGAACGCCCTGACCATGCGGATAGTATTGGCGGTTTGGCTTTCCGATGTAGCTACGATCTGCACGAGAGGCATGCTCATTGGCATCGCGCGCACACCGAACGGCTCATGGCGGTCGAACCCATCGAAGCGGCAGGGGCCGAGGAGTTCAAACAGGCACAGCGCAGCAGCGAACGGAGACTTCCCGGAACCTTTGCTTAACCTTCTAATTCCCTGCCTGTACATGAAGCCACCCTTATGATTAAGGGCGTAGAAATGAGCAAGGAACTCAATCTGACGATCCGTCGGGATGAACGGCTGACCCGCTCGCGGCCCGTTCGGCTGCACAAGGTTGTCCACCATCCATGCGGCAGCGTGATACCCGAGCGTCCGCTCAGGAAGTTCGAGGGGGAGCGTATCGGTTCGCTCCCGTGGTGCGGGGAGCGTCTCGGTCACTTCGCGGCCCGCGCCTTCGCCCAAGCCTGGAGAGCAACCACGCCGGCGGACTCAGCCTCAGACTCGTCAACGCGGTTGATCTCGATCTGCACGCGCCTACGGTCACCCTCGGTGAGCAGGAGGCTGGTGAGCATAGTGTTCACCGCCGCCAGCATCGTAGGGGAGCGTCGCTCCTGCTTCTTGTAGTTCGACAGGTCATCACAGGTGGAGTAGAGGACAATCCAGTCCGAAGGCTCGTAGTAGCGGGTGAACGTGGACTGCTCCACAGCCTTCCACAGTTTCTTCGCAATCGGGTGCCAGTCAGGGTCGGGCTTCGGGGGCTTCACCTTATCGGCGACCACATTCACGGGCTCCACGCCGCCATCGAGCTTCCTCGCCTGAGTGGTGCGGTGACCCTCCGTGCTGCGCTTCGGGATCGGTCCCTTAACTCCCATCTTCGTCTCCTACAGGTATCCGGGGTGCTTACTCTTCGGCCTAGGGCCGCGAGCCTTGTTGCGGCTATTATAGCGGCGCTTACGGGCCTCGACGGATTGCTGCTGCGTCCTTGCCATATGGCAGTGCTGGCAGAGACTCCTCAGATTGTCCGGCACATGGGGTCCGTCGGGGAAGATGTGGTCCACCTGATTCGCCCTGGCCCCACAGAACACACAGACGCCGCCATCGCGTTTAAGGACCGCGCGCCTAATCTTCTCCCAGTCCTTAGGGAGCTCCTTACGGCGCCTGGACTGCCTACTCCACGCCAACAGCACACACCCGCCACAACTCGACAGTAGCGCTCACACCCATATTCTTAAGCACCTCACCCAACCTGGACTCTACCTCATTGCGCCCCTCGATGAACTCGCTCTCTGCGTCGTCAAAAACCTCCTCGGGCACACCAGAGTCTGCACAATGTTCCATGTATTGAAGAGCCGCGCACAAGCGCTGGATAGAGAAGAGCGCCTCCTGCAATGTCGGATCGTCAATCATTCCACTCCCCCAACGTGCACATTCGAAATCTGGGCCAGAACATAGAAGCCAGCCAACTCCCGCACGAGGTCAGTGATCGCATTCTCAGCGTCAATGCGGGCAGCCAGATAGGCGTTCCAAGCGTCATCAATGAACGGGTCACCGAGCTCCAGCGACTCGCAGTCATCCAACTCCATCCGTGCAACCCTCAGGCGATCAAGGACACTGCGGAACTCATCCACACTCATCACAGCACCTCCAATGCGACACGAGAGTCGAAGCCGTACCGGTCGCCCACGAACATCTCCAACTGCTCCTCCAGAGCCTCCTGCGCCTCCTGGACACGAATAACAGCCTCATCCTGCTCCGCGTCGCGCCTATGCGCCGGAACATCCCATGCACCACACTGGTCAGCATCGTTCAGGGCGTCACGCAGCTCGTCCGCCACACAGTCCATGGCAGCCAGCATCGCCTTCTCGTGTACGGACGCCGCCACCTTCACCGCGTTCACCGCACATCCCCCGGGTAGGTCATCGACACGCCCTCATTCGAAGGGGATCCCTCACGAATGTCGAACAGGAACGACGGCTTAGCATCCTTCCCGCCGAAGTAGGCGTGCTGGGTCGACAGGTAGTCGCCCGGATAGACGTACATGTCCTTCTGGCCCTCGTTCCTGAAAATCAGGGTGCCATCATTCGTGCGCTCGGGGTGATTATCGCAGAGGATCACGTCAACCTCGGGGGACGCCTTGTCGCCATAGACGAGCAGATACAGCATAGGGGTTCCTTTCACCAGATGTTGGATCGCTTACTGGATGGGAGGGGGCAGGGCTCGATACATGGGTGCCCCATCTCGGCCAGCTCCCGGACTGTCGGATACGTCTTCCGAATCTCTTTGGCGCATGCCGAGCACTTCCCCTGCCCTGAGTAGAGGCGCGTGCCAGGCCAGTCCTTCACGGAAGTTCGTGGGGGGCGCATCTTCTGTCCACACGATGAGCACTTGTGCTCGACCGTCCAGTCGATGAGCGCCTTGGGGGTGTGGCCTCGCAGCAACTCCCGGTAGCAGGCGTTGCAGGCTCCTCGCCCACCGTAGGGCTTGGTGCCCGGGAACTCCTTCGCCGTCGTGCGCGGGGGCCGGTAGAGCTCGCCGCAGTGCGTGCACTTCGGGAACTGGCGGTCAGTGTTGGGGTTGGTCATGGTGGTCCTTTCGGTGGCTGACCAGGAAAGTCTACCACAGCAAGGGGCTCTAGGCAAAGGCGAGGCCCGCCGGGCATACGGAGAAGGAAAGGAAACTTCACTCCGACCCATCCGGCGGGCCTCTATCAGCACGACCATGCTACATGCGACGACGGGGCGAGCGCAACCCTCCAGAATCTCCGGGCAGTTCGACACCCCAGAGGCACTCGAAGTCGTGTAAGCCAATCTGAGAGCCTTTCGGCACCCCACCCAGGCCAGCACACACACCCGCCCCTGTTCGGACGCCCACGGGCCTCCCAGTGGCCTTCCTGGGGTGCGCGCCGCCCGCCGCCGAGGCCCAACCCTCTCTGGTGAGAGCTGACCAACTAGAGACGATCAACCCAACGTAACCACAACCCAACCCACTGCTTGGCGCTAGAGCAAGGAAGTCTTCAAGGTCAGGTTCCGTCTCGGTACAGCAAGGAAGGGCAAGGACGACGAAGGTGTCTCTGAACGCTCCAACTCGATCAGGCAACCAAGGATCAACTAGAGCCAGGTGCATGACTAGCCAACGTGTCTTCTCTTCGTCCTTGCTCTCGTGGACCAACTGGGCCGAAGGCCAAGGCGACGACCAAGGACCAACGGTCCGACGGTCGGAGCGCAGCGGAGCCGCACACACAAGCCCGAAGGGCGTATAGAGGTTCTTTAATAGGTTCTATTACTGGTTTGGGTGTCACTCTGACAGTACCCCCCTGTCACTCTGACAGTACCCCCCTGTCACTCTGACAGTACCCCCCTGTCAGAATCTGACCCCACCTGCTACAGTAGAACCGCCGCTAAAGACCCCCGCAAGGTTCGTTGCTCCGTTCCCTTGCGGGGGTCACTCTTTGTGTGCTAACGTGAGTCTCACGGCAACCAACAACTCAACAGAACGGAGCAATCGTGACTGACATCGCCGTCTCCCTCACACCCACTACTTCCCCCTTCGACACCATCCGGCAGGTCCGCGAGGACGGCACCGAGTACTGGTCCGCACGAGACCTCATGCCCCTCCTCGGCTACCAGAAGTGGGAACGCTTTGAAGGTGCCATCGACCGCGCCATCACTTCCGCAAAAGCGCAGGGCGTCAACGTCGAAGACAGCTTTCCCGGCGCCGGGAAAGCTCCCAAGTACCCCGGCCCCCTCATGAAGGACTACCACCTCTCCCGGTTCGCCAGCTACCTCGTCGCCATGAACGGAGACCCCCGCAAGGAAGAGGTTGCCGCAGCACAGGCGTACTTCGCTGTGCGCACCCGTGAGGCCGAGACCAAGCCCAGCAAGCAGCTCACTGGCCCTGAGCTCATGGCCTACGCCCTCATCGAAGCGCAGAAGACCATTGAGGCCGCTACCGCCCGCGCCGAAGCCGCAGAAGCGCAGATCGAGGCCGACAAGCCCGCAACCACCCTCGGCAAGGCCATCACCGCAGGCGACGGAGACCTCCTCGTCCGTGACGTCGCCCGCATCCTCGCCTCGCACGGCGTTAACATCGGCGAGAAGCGCCTCTACCAGTGGCTCCGCGACAATCAGTGGGTCACCAAGGGTGGCGGTCGCTGCGGTAACCAGCCCACGCAGCGGCGTATCGAGCAGGGCCTCGTCCGACCCCAGGTGCGACCCATCTACCTGCCCGGCGGACGTCTCATCGAGTCCGTGACCACGCTAATCACCGGAAAGGGCCAGGAGGAACTCATTAACGGCTTCCTCAACGGCTCCTACGCCATCTGAAAACCCAAAGGGGGCCAGCCCCCACAACAAGGCTGGCCCCCACACACAAGAAAGATAGTGACAGCATATGTCATTCGCAGCCCTCACGCAAGCCCTCAACCTGCCCGAGCGCATCATCGGCCCCGCCCGCATGATCGCAGTCGCCCTGGCTGACCACATGAGCCCCAACCCCGCACTCGACAACGCAATCTGCTGCTGGCCCTCAATCGCCACCATCGCGAAAAAGGCTGGCATGTCAGAGTCCACGACTCGCCGAGCCATCAAGCTTCTGACAGACGCGGGCGTCATCACTGTTGAACATCGGCGAGACCAGGCCACCAATCGCACAAACCTCTACAGATGGCACCCGTGGCTCATGAGTGACTGGGATGACGCCCCTATGCGCAAGCGCGAAGAGGAAGCCCGCGGCTACAGCTACAGCCGCCACGAGGAGGCGAGCGAGCAGGTCGCCACGCCTGAGCCTGTCGCCACCCCTGAGGCGCCCGCCAAGCCCGCCGAGAAGCCTGCAGACGGCTTCACGGAGTGGTGGCCCCACTACCCCAAGAAAGTCAAGAAGCTCGACGCCGAGAAGGCCTACCGCGCAGCCCTAAAGCGCGGAGTAACCCCCAAGGAACTCCTCGACGGCCTCCAGCGCCAGAAGGCCGCGTGGAAGGCCAAGGGTACCGAGCCTCAGTACATCCCCTACCCGGCCACCTGGCTTCGCGCAGGCAGTTGGGAGGACGAGCTCGATCCCCCTAACCCTGGCCAGGCCGCACCGGCCATCAACCCCAACACCGGAAAGGCAGTCACCAAGGAAGACTTCTGGTACGCCTGCAAGGACCACGCCATCGACCCGCGCCCTTACGTGAACTTCTGGAAGCCAAGCATGGGGCTCCCCGGTGACCCGGGGTGGGAAGAGCAGCAAGCCCGCCTAGACCGGCATACCGGACGCGGCTGACGCTCCCACTGGGGGTGCTCGCAACACGGGTGCCCCCAGGGCTTGACAGCCGCGTCCAACCCTGTCTACACTCAAGTCATCAGCACAACCGAAAGGAACACACCATGAGCGACGAAACCTTCGCAGCCCTCCAATACGCAGGCCCCGCCAGCTGGCACCACCTCATCGCACCCACACGAACATTCCCCCTCACCGAATTCTCCATCCACTCCATCGCCTTAGCAATGAGCCCCGGAGACAGGGAGCTCGGCGGCAATGAACCCGTGGTTCAACTCGGCGCCCTCGCGGCCGCCGCCAACCTCACCTCCAACGCCATCGCAAACGCAATCTTCACCACAACCGCACTGGACATCTTCAAAGAGGCGCGCACAGCCGCACACGTCCTCCATGCGACCAACAAGAACACCCCAACATTCATCCCCAACGTGAGTACATACAAACATGTCGCGCGCGCACTGAGAACAAACGACCCACAAGTCCTCGCAATGATCCTCATCGACATCATCCACACCGCCTACCACATCACAGAAAACTGACACCATGACCTGGCCAACAGACGCTCTCATCATCATCGACAAAGGCGCATACCGAGGGGCCGACATCAGTGGCACAACCGCCACACTGGTAGACGCAGAAGACCCAAAATCAGGCTACTACCTCATCGACGGACCCAAGATTGGACACTGCCTCCACGAAGACATCCTCCTAGAGAATACCACCACCTGGCGCCCCTGCGTAGCAGTACCCATCGGCGAGCTAGAGTTCATGTGGAATGCGTTCATGGGTGTCGAGCTCGGCACGAATCAGCTCAAAGCCATCCAGCACCTCTCCTCCTACCTCCCCAAGGTGACGACAGATGAATCCGAATGACCCCCTAGTACCGAAGATCGAATTCGGTGAACTCGGAGACGACAACCGAGTCACGGTGACCATCGAAATGGTCCCACTCTCCAGCACCTACGACGTACCATAACCACCCACGGGGGCCTACAACACCAGCAGGCCCCCGCCAACACCCCACACAAGCACATGAACACCGAAACCACCATCATCGGCATCGCCCTCAGCGGCGACCGCAACGCCCTCATCGACCTCGACAACATCCACCCCCACCACTTCGCAGACACCCGCAACAGCTCCATCTGGCAACTCATCGAAGACTACAAGACCAAGAACCCCGGCCAAGGACTCACCCCAGACCTCCTCCTCGACAAACTCCCCAGCATCACCACAGCCCACGTCACCCCCGACTACCTCCTCGACACCATGAACGGAGTCCACGGAGGCCACATCAACCTCGCAGGCGTCCACGCCAACAAGCTCATCGACGACACCGCACGCCGACACCTCCACGACGCCTGCACCAGAGGCCTCCAAATCATCGAAGCCGGAGGAGACCCCAGCGACGCAGAAGCATCCATCAGGGAACTCCTCAACCAAGTCAGCACCGGCAGCACCACCCTCGTCAACAACGACACCTGCCTCACCCAAATCACCGACTTCACCACCAAGGCAACACCCTTCACCCCCACCCCCTGGCCCGACCTCAACCAGATCATCGGAGGCTGGAAACCAGGTGGGCTATATGTTATCGCGGCGAGACCTGGAGTGGGGAAAACCTTGGCAGCCCTCCAAGCCGCCACAAACCTCGCAGACACCGGCCACGTCTACTTCGCATCACTCGAAATGGGCGGCCGCGAACTCTGGTCACGCATCATGGCCAACATCGCCAACGTCCCCGGCGACGCCGTAACCCGACGCCGCCACCCCACCCCCGACGAACAAGCCCGCATGACCGCAGCAGCCCCCCACCTCCGGCAACTCCCCATCCACTTCGACGACCGAGCAAACCTCACCATCGGAGACTTCGTAGCCACCACACGCCTCCTCCACCGCCAACACAGCCTCACCGCCGCCTTCATCGACTACATCGGCCTCATCAACGCCGCCCCAGGCGACCGTAGAGCCCGATGGGAACTCATCGGCGAATACACCAGGACCCTCAAGAACCTCGCCAAAGACCTCCAAATCCCCATCTTCGCCATCGCCCAGCTCGGACGCGCCGCAGAACAGTCCCCCGGCGGCGAACTCCAGCTCTCCCACCTCAGGGAGTCCGGCAACATCGAACAGGACGCCAACGTCGTCCTCCTCCTCTCCTGCCCCCACGAAAACGGAGTCACCGACTGGACCCGCGCCGACATCCACGTCGCCAAAAACAGGGAAGGACGCACCGGCCACGTCCTCCTCGAGAGGGAAGGCGACTACTCCAGACTGAACCACCTCGGCTGGACCCCCAGCAGGCCTTGACAGCCCTGCCCAACCCTGTCTACACTCAAGTCATCAGCACAACCGAAAGGAACATCTAATGGCCGCCGAACCCGTCTACACCCACCACCCAGACATGATCACCCTCCGCCAAGCCGAAGCACTCACCGGCACCAACTACCAAACCATCCACGACGCCGCCATGCAGGGCCACATCAAATGCGGCCGATACGACGTAGTACCCACCTTCCGCGTCAGCCAACGCGACACCATCAAATGGGCGCAGGAGAAGACATGCTGACCAACCTCCTCAAAGCCACCTACGCCCGCCTCATCTCCCACTACATGCGCATCCACCCGCAAGCCGCCTACCATCTCATCAACACCACACTCAACTACGGCAGACTCCCAATCCCAGGCAAAACCGGAGGCATCTACCGATCCCTCACCATCAGGCGACACCAAACCACCCTCATCATCCGCCGCGAGCGCCACGGCTGCACCATCATGACCTGGGGGCCGAGATGCGTAGTAGTACAAGGCTCCTACAGTACAGCAGACTTCGCGGACATCATCACCAGAACGCGAGGCATCCTCAACAGGCAACGAATCCTCGACATGGACTGGCGAGCGATCGCGTAAGCGCCACGCCCACAGGACGGCCCCTCAGAGCCCCACAGACAGGCTTTGAGGGGCCAACCTCACTTCCCAAACCTGCACGCAATCCGAGCGCCTAAGACGCGTAGCGGTCGGCTGGCGTGGGGCGGGGGGTTATCCCCTGGGGTGTCTGGGGTTTGTTTTTCTTCCGCTGGTTATTTCGTCGTCGTGATGTTTGGTGTTTGTGCTGGTCAGGCGTGTTGGTGTTTGTTTTCGTTGGCTGTGTTTGTGTGCTTGTGTGTTGGTGTGTTAGTTGCGTGCGCGTGCGTGTGTGTGTTGGTGTCTGTGTGTACGTGTGTTCGATGGTGTAGGTCACGTTGCGTGTTGTGTGTTTTGGGTTGACGTGGCCGTGTTCGTGTGGCGTATGGTTTGGGTCATCAGCAACACAGCCCCGACGGTGGGGTGAATCGAAAGGAACAGTGAGATGAGCAAGAGCGTGATGCGCATGGTGGTGGCCCTGGTGCTTGGGGTTATGGGCTTGGTGGGTTGTGTGCCTGCCTATGCGGCTGAGGAGCCCACCCCCGCGGGCGGTTGGGTGCTCGCCAGTACTGGTGCCCCCGTTGACGTGTCTGAGACTCCCGCGTGCGAGTCGGAGGATCAGGAGTACGGTCCGTGCTTGTGGGATGCCCGCACCATGGGGAACGGGCAGGGGCGTTCGTTCATCGTTGAGGAGGATGGGAGCGTGTCCTACCTGAGGTGGCGTGACGCCCGCGAGGTCGCGTTTCCGGGGTGGCTGTGGGTTGGTTCGGTTGAGCCCGCCACCACGGCCGGCCTGCCCGCCTGCGCGGACGTGCACGGTGAGGTGACCTGTGAGCGCGACGGCCGGTACGTGCTCGCCGTTGATTCCCGGGCATGCACGCAAACCATCACCACCACCACAGGTGAGCGCTACATCCCCGGGCCGGCCGTCGCTAAGGCACTCAGTGACCAGTGCGACCGTAGCGCGGTTAGCGGCCACCAGAACCAGGCAGGACTCCACGGCGCACGCAGTAGTGGCTCTACGGGGGTTGTGCATTCGGCTTCGCCGAACGCGGCTGTGAATGACGTTGTGGATAAGCCATCCTCTCCTAGTCGGGACGCGGTTGTGGGTCCTGTGGGTTCGGGCATCAAGGACAACTATGACCAGGAGATCGCTGCGGTGTTCGGTGGGCTGACCTTGCTTGGTCTTACTGGTGGTGTGTGGTGGCAGCGGCGTCGTGATGGTCGGCGCGTGGGTCGCCATGGCCGCCGCTAATTTCTGGGAGCGCAAATATGTGGGTGAGGCGCTGGCCTGATTGACCCGCTGGACCCCCGGTTCCGCTTCGGCGGAGCCGGGGGTTTTGCTTTGCCCGCCCATAGGTGGAGCCGTAAGCCTCCCTGAGGCGCTTTGGTGGCGTGGGTGGTACCCACGTGGGCGGGGTGCTGAAAGGCGCCAGATTGGCTTAGACGGCCTCTCGCGTGTGGGGCGCGTGCGTGTGTGTGTGGGTGAGTGATGTTGGGGTGCTCGTCGAACATGTGTTCGATGACGTAGGTCACGCGAATTGATGCCCAATCTGACTTGACTCGCCCTGTCTGAATGTGTGTATAGTTAAGCCATCAGCACGGGGCAGTCAGCCCCACACAGAAAGGATCACAGCAATGACCACCACCGACTACATCGCAAACGTCGCCGCCAACCTGACCGATTGGGGCATTGACTACCGCGAGACCACTGAGGGAATCAGCGTCGGCAACATTCACCTCGAGATCGCTGAGGACGGATACCGCCCCGCAGGCACCATCCTGGACGGCACCGAGATGGTCGCCATCACCAGCGACGCGGACAAGGCTGCCGCCCTCCTGGCATTCCCGCTCGCCCGCAAGGCATGGGAGATCGGCTACACGGGCGACTTTGAGGTCGACGCCAGTGACGGCATGCTGGACATGCGCCTCTCCTACGGGAGCGATGACGTCACTATCTACGCCCCCATCAATTCAAGCCTCGAGTTCACCGTCGTGGATCACCCCCTGTTACGCGAGAACGTGGACATGACTGACCTTGATGCGGTCCTCACCTCAACTGAACTCGCCTACAGTAACCCTGACGAAGCGTGGCAGGTTCTCTGTGGGGCCAGGGACGGTGAGATGAGCGGTTGGGAGGAGATCGTGACATTCTTCAATGCCGACGCCCGAATCCTCCAGGGCGACCGTTACAGCAAGGTTGAGTCTCGCGTGTCCGAGAGGATTGCCGTTGTGGAAGACGATGGCCCCGACTCCCCGATCTGCGTCATCGACGTGGATGCCGTTTCGGACACGACACTCTGGGCGCCCAGCGACGTGGCAGCCGCCGTCCTGTACATGATCTCCTGACACGCTCAGGTAGCCCGAATGGTTGCAGCGGGGGTTCGATTCCCCCGCCGGGCGCGACACTCACCCATCCACACAAAGGAGACTCATCATGACAGCTACTGATGACCGCATCGCGCAGGCACTCGAGTCGGCGATGGAGGACCTTGAGTTCATGTTGGACGCCGCATCCATCGACTTCGACATCCTCGACTCACCTAACATCAACCAGTACATCATTGCCTTCGCAGAGGGGGAGCGTCGCGCCTACGTCACCGCCGAACTCTCGTGGGACGATAAGCCCATCGTTTTCGTAGATATCTACAGTGTGGACGCCGATGGTGGTGAGCACTGGGTGTGCGGGGACATGAGTGTCGACGCAGCCGTTCTCTACATTGCCGACGCCTGAACACTCGCGGCACGAGAGGACTAATGACATGAGCACTGTAGCCGAGCGCGTGCGCCTAGCATTCAATGCGGCCACGGGAGAGAGCAAGCCTGCGTCGCCCAGCTGGGAGGCCGCCAACCCGAACCACTACCTGGGGGTGCGGAACATTCCGGGGGCGCGGCGCCGCGAAGCGGTAGCCCAAGTAACGGCATTGGATTCACTGGGCATCAAGTATCTGGCCGTGAGGCGCCAGGGCTGGACCAGTGTCGACGCGATGACTCACCTATTACGCGATGCTGAACGGCGAGCGAAGGCGCTTGCAGCGCTAGCTGACATGCTCGGCTCAAGCGGCTGGCACGTTTACCCCATCCGGGAGGCGCTAACCCATGGCGGCCTGGTCGCCACCAAGGATGGGAATCGGGTCCAGGTGTACTCTAGCGGAGAGGTTCGCGGGCATGACGACGTTGCGGTCCGGTTCGCTAGGGACGCATTCGAGGTTGCGCTCGACAGGACACAAGCCAGCTAGTCGGGATGGTTGGCTGCGCAGTGTCGTGGCCGCTCCGCCTCACCTAGAGGAATCGCGTAGCAGAAACACGGTCCGCCGTTGAATAACGCTTGCGCGTGTTGGTTGAGAACTACATAGAGATCGAAAGGCCATAGGTGGCAGGCACCGCACGCACGGCGCCGCCTCGCGTAGTCGATACAGTCTGCCCGCCTATGAGTCACCTAGACCGCCCTACTAGTTAGTACTATCACTAGAGGTTTGCTGTGATCCGATTCTGGTCTAGGTGGCCCATAGGTGCCCCATAAGGCATGGGACCTAGAAAGGAAAGATCATGGCCACATACACTGTCGCCACTCAGGACGATTGGGAGAAGATCGTCGCAGACGTGGGCATCGACTTTGGTGACGTAATCAAGGTTACCGGGAAGATCGATGCGCTCACCTGGCAGGAGAGAGACTTGGACGTCCATATCCTCCCAGGCGCCTCCGTGACCGCACGGAGCGACGTCAGTAATTGGTATCGGCTTGCTGGCGGGGACCTCACGGTCGTCTGGCGCCCCCCTAGCGGTATCACCATCACGGCCGACCTTGAAGGTCACGGTGTGCGCCCGGTAACCCTTATTGGCTGGCCCGATGATACGGTGCCATTCGTTCCCCTCAGCAGTCGGGACAGAGTTCACCTCATTTCGGACAGTAAGACAGGGCCGTCGCACTACACGTGGATCGGGGATGCCATGGCCCAGTCAGGCGCCCCTGTGTTCTCAGCCAACCTACAGTCCTGGGACCTACTGGACGCCCTGTTCCCCGACAACCCCCATCTCTGGAACGCGGGGAAGTACCTCACTCGCTTCGGCCGCAAGGGCGACGCAAGCAAGCGCGTAGAGGACCTACGCAAGGCCGCCACATACCTCGAGCGGGCCATCAAGGCGGAGGAACGTCGTGCCGGCTGACGCGCCCCTAGAGCACCGCCTCATCACGCACGCGGACATGCGCCGCATGCCGGACGGGGCCACCGTCTACAACGACCTACATGAGCCATGGGTTAAGCACGGCCCATGGTGGCACCTCGAGGACGGCGACACTCGCCTACTCGGCACAGAACTCAAGCGCCTATCAGCATGGCTGTACGTGCTCGAGCCATTCAACCCTGCCCGATACGTCTGGCAGCACTAACCCCACACACGGAAGGAACACTCACCATGACCGCACACATTGACGCCACGGACGTAGCCCACCAGCTGGCCCGTATGTGGCCGCACGCCCGAATGCATGTAGCCCCCACGCCCGTGGGGTACACGGTGGTGCTTGGCGCTACCGCGGCCGAGCTCACTGAGGACTGGTGGACAGTGCGCAAGCCCGGCCAAGCCAATCGGTACTGGGGGTACGTCGAATGCGACGAAGTGGTCATCGCGGACACGCTCGCTGAGGCGAACGCCCACAACTTCCATGACTCCGTTAAGGGTCGCATCACGGCATTCGATCAGCGCCTGCGAGTTCGCTGCGTCGGAGACGTGTACAGCGTCACCACAGCAGAGTCGGAGACCATCACTATCGTCCCGATTGGCGGCATGATCTCGGTGACTGCCGGTGGCGTCACGCACGAAGTTGCGACGATGGGGCACGCGATCATGGCTGTAGGGTCTCTGGTGGCGTCCACGAAGTAGCTTCCAGAATAGGGGGTTCCCAAAAGAATAGGGGCCTCCCAACGGAACAGGGGGTTCCCAAAAGAATAGGGGCCTCCCAGGAAAGGAACACAGATGGCAGAACAGGTAACAGTCCACCAGGCACTAAGTAAGGTCATGGGGGACGTTCAGGCGGTCAAGAAGGACAGCAAGAACCAGGCCCAGCGATTCAACTTCCGTGGCATCGACGCGGTAATGAACGCGGTAGGGCCCGCACTACGCAAGCACGGAGTGACCATCCTCCCCGAGGATGTGGAAGTCCACCGCAGCAACGGAACCACAGCAAGCGGAAAGCAGACAGCCGAGGTGGTCGTCAAGGTCACCTACCGGGTCTACGGCCCAGCTGGGGACAGCATCCACGGGAAGGTCGCGGCCGAGGCAATGGACTTCGGTGACAAGGCGATCGCCAAGGCGATGAGTGTCGCCTACCGGACGTTCCTCCTGCAGGCGCTCACCATTCCCACGGATGAGCCTGACCCGGACAGTGAGTCCTACGAGAGGGGGGTTCCCAGCGGAACAGGGGTCTCCCAGGAGAGTAGGGCCTCCCGGCGGAATACCCCCCTCCCAGCGGAACAGGGGGTTCCCAAGAGAACAGCCGCCGAACAGTGCAGAGCGATACTTGACGGTTTCTGCTCCATCCACCAGCTGGACGGCGACAAGGTCCGTGAGGAGTACTTCGCGGCCGGAGGCAAGGACAACCCTGACATGCTCAGGGCGTGGCTGGCACAGAACTACGGGGCAGGGAAGGTCCAGTGAGCAAAGAGAACGCACTCCGCAGGGCGGCCATCGCGGCACACGTCGCCAAGGTGGCCTCCCAGGAGAAGAAGAAGGCCCTCAAAGAGCTCGAGGAGTACATGGCGCCGGGTGACACATCCAAGCCGATGATCGATGGCCTGCAGGTGGGGACGGTGAGCGTAAGTGCACCGCAGCCCCGCTACCAGGTGGTAGACGAGAAGGCCCTCGTGGCCTGGCTCGAATGGAACAAGCCCGACGCCGTACACAAGGTGCCTGCCCCCTGGTTTGTTGCCGCCGCAGCACTGGATGGGTTCATTAAGCAGACCGGGGAGGTCCCCGATGGTGTTGAGGTCGTTCAGGGTGACCCCCGCATCTCGGTGCGCATCTCAACATCCCAGGAGGAAGCCATCCGGGAGCTCATCTCCACTGGGGACATCAGCATCCTCGAGATCGAGTACGGAGATGCATAGAAAGGGGGCTCCCAAGAAAACAGGCCCCTCCCAGGAAACAAGGGAGCTCGTGTACGAGAGAGATGGTTACCGGTGTGCCCGCTGCGGCAGGCACGCCGGTAACGGCCCCATGAGCATCCAGCATCGGAGGGCCCGAGGCATGGGTGGCACGCGCCAGCCGAACACGAACAGCCCCAGCAACCTCATCCTCCTCTGCGGGGATGGAGTGCGAGGCTGTCACGGTCACGTCGAGCAGAACAGGTCGGAGGCCCGTAAGGAGGGCTTCAACATCCCGCAGTTCGTAGCCAACCCTGAGAGCATCCCGGTCAAGTACTGGGATGGGAGGACCTACAGGCTCACCGACGAAGGAGGTAGAGAGTGCTTGGCCTAGAAGAGGTCACATACACGTACGCGACCATCACGTGCGACTGGCCCGCATGCACTAACCGCATCAACTTCACCCCAGGTCCACGGGATGCGCGTCGTGAACGCGCCGACATGTCCGCACTGTGCGACCTGGCATCAGATTGGGGTTGGCTGATTGATGACGGCCCTCACCCAGAGATTATCTGCCCCCACCACAATCAGAAGGAGATGAAATGACTACGTTCACCGACATTGCACAGAAGATCACGCAGGACTGTAATCGCAAGGATGAGCGCCGCCTGCACATTATTGGGCGATGGCATGCCATGCTGGGGTGGATTCGAGTTGCGATCGTCGAGATCGAGGGACGCCAGGAAGACAGTGAAGGGGGCGAGAGCGAGATAGCCTACTGCCTCATGGACATTGCCGCTGGGGCTGTAGCCATTCTCCAGCAGGTCGGAGTGAGCGACCCGGCGGCGGCGTTCGTTGACGAGTATGCTAAGGCGTCCGCTAAGCACCCCGGAATGACGCTCGACAGCGATAGCCATACCGACGAGTCGCGTTTCTACGCATTGGCTGAGGAGGTCGGGGAGGTTTGCGCCGCTCTCACCTACGACAACAAGGCTGACACCGGTCACAACTCAGACCTCATCAGTGAGGTCACCCAGGTTGGTGGACTCGCCATCGCCTGGCTATCGCGATTCAAGGAGATGAAATGAGCGCTGACGATAAGGACATCCAGGACCGCCTAGAGCGGATTCGGACCCGAGTGGACAACTGGGAGCGGGGCGAGGGGTATCGACCTAGCGAATTGCCCCAGGATGTGCCCGTGCATGACGTCATCTTTCTCTTAAAGCACATCGGCGACCTAGAGGTCGAGGCCCGCGATAATGGTGTGGGGGAGGATCGACATAATGCCCCCCTCGAAGAGTGTGAGAGCTCTCGCTCGCGCGAATATACCGGTAACGGAAGCGACCTGCCCCCCGGCACCATTGTAATCGACTGCCAAGGCGACTCCTGGCAACGCGGCACCACTTCCTGGATATGTGCCTATGGGCTGATGGAGGAGTGCCTCCCTACGGTATGGGGTCCGTACATCATTGCCCACACCCCCAAGGAGAAGTCATGACCGCTATGCTCGCGGTGACGCTACTGATTGCGTTCGCGGCGCTCGTGTACGCAGTCTATAAGGGCGGCCAGTGCGAGGTGCTCGCCATGGAGAATGCGCGACTCCTTGCTTCGGCTCAGGGCTGGAGGACGGCTTACGAGAACGTGAGAGATGAGAACCGAGCTGTCACCCATCTAGGCGGTATTCGTGGCGAGGACTCGTAAGAGCGCCAAGGCCGCCGGGGCGCGGTTCGAGAGAGTTGTCGCCGACTACCTCGCCGAGGAGTTGGATGACGACAGGATCGACCGCGCCCCCAAGGCTGGAGCCAAAGACAAGGGTGACATCGCCAACGTCCGCATGGGCGACCACAAGATCGTCATCGAATGCAAGGATGTGGCACGCATGGACCTGCCGAAGTGGACGCGCGAAGCCCGGGTTGAAGCTGAGAACGCGGGCGCCCTCGTCGGCATCGTTGTCCACAAGCGACACGGAGTTGCCAAGCCTGGCCAGCAATGGGCTACAATGACACTCGGAGACCTCGCCAGACTCCTGAAAGGACACCAATGAAAACCATCCCCGGCTACCTCAGTAAGAATGAGGCGGCCCACATGCTCGGCATCACCCGCCGAACACTCGACCGACACATCCAGAAGAGCAAGACACCCACCTTCCGATTCGTCGGAGACCCCACCATCTACGTCCAAGAACACGACGTCAAGAAACTCTTCTCACCCATCCGAAAGGCAAACTAACCATGGCATGCGACATCACCGTCGAAGGCAACCTCGGCCAGGACCCCGAGGTCAAGTACACGCAGTCCGGACAGCAGATCACCGAGCTCCGGATCGCCGCTACCGCATCCCGCAAGACCCAGGACGGCAGTTGGGAGGACGACGGAGACCCCCTGTGGGTCACTGCCTCCTTCTGGGGTGAGCAGCACGGACACCTCGCCGACACCCTCAAGAAGGGCGACAAGGTCACCGTGACCGGCCTCCTCATCCAGCGCGGATGGGACGGCAACGACGGCCAGCGGCGCACCAGCCTGGAGGTGAAGTTCCCCCGCTTCCGCGGTGTCATCCCCCGCCGCAGCAGCCAGCGGCAGGCATCCTTCAACGCCCCCAAGGGCGGCCAGCAGGGCGACCCCTGGGCCAACGCGGGCGCCCCCTTCTAAGTCGATAGTGCCTCACCTCAAACGCAAGACAACCCACCCCCGCTCTAGGGGGCAGGTCATCTGCGACGCCTGCTTCGCCCCAATCAGGCAAGGGCTCATGTACCGGAGGGACACCTGGAAGGATGGAACCTACCACTGGTCCCTCCGGTACTGCCCGGACTGCTGGCTCATCCTTGACGAGGTAGAAGCCACAACACACCCCACCTACGGCGGCCCAGGCGCCGAACACTACGAGCAATGGGCGGCCACAAACACGGAAATCAGCAAGGCTCAGGCATGGATGATGCGCGCATGGCCCAGCTAGAAAGGTACACATGGTAGACATCAAGCTCCACGGCACCCAGTGGATCGCCCGCATCGAATGCACCCAGTGTGGCATCACCCGCATCGAGCAGGCGCACCCGCGCACCAAGCCGTGGGTGGCAGTCGAATCGACCCTCAAGACCACGGCCCGCACCCTCGGCTGGAAAGTCGGGGCCGAGACCGCGACCTGCGGAGCATGCAGGAGGAAGAAGTGACCAAGAAGTGGCGATACATTGACGCGCGCTGCACCTGGAAGCCCCTCGCCCGCTACCTCGCATGGAAGTGGAGGCGGCAAGGTTACAAGACAGCATACGTCTCAGTTAGTCCTTGCAAGGCGCTCGTTGGGGCGCTAGACTATGACCATTCCGGTGAGTGACTCCGCTGGATGTGGGATAGGTGAACGGCCCGGGGATTGACCAAGATGTCTCCCCGGGCCGTTGCCATACTCTGGAAAGAAAGACAAGACACCAATGACCCCCCTTGATGAAGCGATCATCGAGAATGACCTCCTCCCCGAGGACCAGCGTGCCACTAACGTGGAGCTCGCCTCACGATTCAACACATCAGAGTCGTCCGTCCGCCGACACCGCGCCAAGCTCAAGCGCCGGGGCGCCCCTGACATGGGGCACGACGCATTCTTCAACGACGTGCCCGTGGACGCCATCTTGCAGCGAGGGAAGACCATCCGCCTCCCCGACGGCTCATACGAGAAGATCACCTGGAAGCCTGGCGCCGTCGAGATGGCCGAGGCGAAACACCTCTCCTTCGAGGACCTGGAGCCCGTCTTCCGGGAGCCCCTCATCTCTAAGCCGGCTCCGATCGTGAATGACGATAAGGACACTCTCGTCGTCTGCATGGCCGATTATCAGCTTGGGAAAACTGGGCAGGGGGGTGGCACGGAGGATACTATCCGCCTCGTGCGCCGGGCCATCAAGGATATCGCGGACGACATTCGCTTCCGTGGCCCCTATAAGCGCATCATCCTCGCGGACGTGGGCGACTCCACAGAGGGGTTCTGGAACGTCGCCAGCCAGGCCCAAACCAACGATCTGTCCCTTACGGACCAGATCAGGACCGTGCAGCGCCTCTACGCCGAAGCCCTCCAAGCACTCGCCCCCCTCTGCTCATCCCTCTACTACGTGGCAGTCCCATCCAACCACTGCGCCGTCCGCACCGGCCCCGGCAAGAACAGCCGAGCCAACGCCCCCGATGACGACTTCGGCATCATGATCTCCAAGAACATCGAAGACATCATCGCCGGGCGCCCAGGCTACGAGCACGTCACCTTCCACCGCCCCGAGAAGTGGGAGGAGGCCGTCACCGTGGACGCCGCCGACGGCACCCGCATTGGCTTCACGCACGGCCATCTGGCGGGCTCCCAGTCCAAGGTGCCATCCTGGTTCAGGGACCTCGCGTTCGGGCGCCGTAGCGGCCTCTACGACGCTAGGATCCTAGTCCACGGGCACTGGCACAACTTCGCCGTGAGCCAGGCCGGCGACGCCAGGTGGATCATCTCCTGCCCCTCCGCCGATCGCGGCTCCGACTGGTGGACGAACCTGTCAGGCGACTCCACCAAGCCCGCCATCCTCACCTTCGAGGCCCAGGGTGGGAACGCCTCATCCTGGGAGCTCTACTCATAGACAGGAGGTGAGTATGCGCTGGTATTGGGATGCCACACTCGGCAAGGCCCTGAGTGGCTGGAACTGGAAGCTGCATCACCTCTGGTGAGATAACACAAGGCCCCCGCTTGTAATCGACGTGATACAAGCGGGGGCCTTGTTCTACCCTCAGGCGACCTTGCGGATCACGAGGTCGTGGACGTAGAGAGTCGGGATCGGCGCCTCCAGCCATACACCCCACTCGTCACCCAGCTTCTCATCCACCTTCTTGGGCTCAATGTCGAGCTCAAGCACCTGATGCTCGCCCTTACGAACCTCCAGGGTGGTGATCTTCGAGCCAGTGTCAGCCTGGGCCGGATGCCCCTCCTCCTGGAAGCGGCGCACCGTATACAGGTTCGCCTGCCCAGTCTCCTCACCGAAGTTCCCGCCCGGGAACGAGTAGCGGAGAGTCATGTGCCACTTCCCGGCCGAGGGGCGCAGCTGCTCGAGGCCCGTGGAGAGAATCTGGTGCTGGAAGTCCAGTCGCACCCCGTCCCCGGTCTCGGCGGCGTTGATCTTCGGCCACTCGCTGATCGGGGGGAACAGGTCATCCGCGCGGGAGATGGCCCGCTCCGTGCGCACAATGACCGTGCCGAGCGGTGTGTCCGCCGGGACCGCCTGCCCCTTGTCGAGGCGCAGCACGCGGGGGAACACGGCCAGGTTCTTGGCGAGGGCCTGAGTCAACTCCTCGGCGTGCTGGGCGATGCGCTTCGTGGCCTCACCATCGGCCTTCGTCTGCTCCGCAGCGGAGCGGGTAGCCCGGATCGAGTCTCCCATCGCAGCCACCTGCGCCTTAGTCGCATAGGCGGAGTCGGCCCCCTCCTTCGTGAGCGCCTTACCTGCAACCACCTTGGCCTCTACAGCATCCGCTGCGGCCTTACCGGCTACCGTGCGAACCTGCTCCACCTTCACGTTGACGGCATCGACGTCAGCCTTCGTGGCCTTACCGGCAACCTCCTCCTTCGTTGCCAGCTTGGAGGTGTCAACCTGGGGCGCCCCGTCGTTGACCTTCACCCCCGACGCGCCAATATTGATGGTCACCTGCGACGGCAGGCACTGCCCCTGATTATCCTCTGACATGCGTCTCCTTACGCCTGGAACTCGATACTTGCGGGCACCTCACGGGCGCCATCCCACACTGTGATCGTGGCGGCCCCCTCACGTGCCCCATCCCACACGGTCACCGGCTGCGCCTTGGTGGGCGTCTCATAGATCTTCAAGGACGAGATTGCCGCACTGCCAGAATTAGTCGGGACACCGATCGACGGCAGCCACCGGGGGGCCGTACTCGCGGGGAGCTCAACCTCCGCCACCACCTTCGTCTGCCCCTGTGGGAGCGCGACATTAGCGATATCGAACGGGCCGTTGATCTTGACCTTGTTGTCGTTGAACCAGTTCACGCGCAGGTCAATGCTGGCGGCTGCGGCATCCTGGTAGTCGACCTCGAAGGTGAACCTGCGAGACCCCACAGGCATGGCTGCACTGTCGTAGGGTGTGGTAGACGCCCCTGCAGGGAGGGTCGCCCCGTCACCCTGCCGGACGCCCTTACCGCGCCACCACGCCCCCAGAACGGGGAAGATGCTATCTGCCACTATGCGTCCTTCCTGACGATGATCGTACCCGCCGGAGTGCCGGCCGGGATAGCCTCACGCTTACCAAGCGAAAGCACCTTAGGTCGCGTACGCAATTCCTCCACCTCAAGCTTAAGCGGCAGATAGCCCTTAAGCCACGGCACCACGAGCTCGAGGACGTGCTGCGACGGCGGGTTCGCGTAGGGGTTACCGACCGGCGCCCACTGGCCGCCCTGCTGCGGATCCTCGCGCAGCTGCCCGTCCGTGATGTACAGGTGGGCGATGCCAAGCTTGTCGGCCTTGTCGAACACGCTCCGGTAGTTCTCGCTGGTGACTCCGTGGACGACGGCCCACCAGCGGGTCGAGGGGTACGCCTTCATGTGGTCCGGGAGGATCGGGGTGCCCGGGTCTTCGACCAGGAACGCGGCGGCGTCCTTCTCGAACATCATGCACACGTCGAAGTCGAGCTTGCACATGTCCTCGGAGATGTTCGACCCCGAGTTGATGACGATGAGGAACTCTTTGCCGTACTTGGCCCTGATCTTGTCGATGAGGGACTTGTAGGCGGGGATGCGTCCAGCCTGGGCGCCCCAGCCGTTGATGGCTTCGTCGAGGAAGACTCCCTGGCAGACGTCCCCGTACTGAGTCTTCGCCTTCTCGACCTGTCCGAGGATGTACGCCTCGGTGTACTTGTCCACGTCCGGCACGTTCGCGCGCCCCGGGTCACCAGCCGGGAGTGTGGCGGCGAGGTACTGGGTCTTCACGTAGAACACGGCCCGCTTCGCCCCGGCAGCGAGCGCAAGCTCGGCCTGCTTCTTGAAGTCGACGTTGAACTCATCCCAGTTGCCGCTATTGCGGTTCAGGATGACGATACCGAGGGATCCCGCGAATTTCAGAATCTGCGCCCACTTCGAGGTCTTGCCAGGCTTGCCGTCCTCGTAGTAGTCGGGCCAGAAGTAGGTGACGGGGGAGTAGTAGCGCTCACCGGGCTTGAAGGGGGTGATGGTCTTGGACAGGGCGTCTACGCGAAGGGTTAGCGCGTTAGCCTCCTCCAGGGTCTCATACTGTGCCAGGAAGCGCTCTAGGTTCTGCTGCTGGACGAAGGTGCTGTAGGCGTCATCCCGGGTGATGTAGGAGGAGAGGTCTACGTGCCCGCCAGCCTGGGCCTGACTGAGCTCAGCCTTCGTAGCGTAGGTGGTGGCGGCCTCGGCCTTGGGGAGAGCAGCATCAGCGATGGCCCGGGCGTTGCGGATGCTGTCACCCATGGCGGTGGCCTGCACCTTCGTCGAGTAGGTGCTGGCCGCGGTGGCGGCGGTGAGGTAGGAGGAGAGCTCAGCCTTCGACGCATACTTGCCGTCCGCCGCGGAGGCGGTCACATACTGACCGAGGTCCGTCTTCTTGGCGTACTTGCCGTCAGCGTCCGTAGCGGTGACGAATCGGGAAGTGTCAGGGACCGTCGGGATAGACCCCTTCACGGCCTCCAGGGCAGACTTCGTAGCGTAGGTTGAGGATGCCTCATCCTTCGAGAGGGCAGCAGTGGCTGTGGACTTCACTCCCTCGATCTTCGCACCCAGGGCGTCGTCAGCCTGGCGCATCTCTGCCTTCGTGGCGAACCCAGACAAGTCAGGGGCTGACTGCCCCCCGCCGCCCACCTGGGCCTGCGCAAGGGCGGCCTTCGTCGCATACGTGGAGGCCGCGTCCTCAGACTTGAGGTAGGCGCCGAGGGCCTCTTTGGTCGCATAGGTGTCAGCGACCGCCTTGCTGGTGGCGTACTGGGTGAGTTCACTCTTGGTGGCCGCCGCAGTGGCAGTGGAGTCGATGCGCTCACCGAGCTTCCGCTCAGTCGCCAGCGCCTCCTCCTTCGTGGCGTAGGTCGATGCAGCCTCAGCCTTCGGGAGAGCCCCATCGGCGGTGGCCTTCACGACTGATATGCGAGACGACAGGGCGTCATCCCCGCGCGTCACCTCCTCCTTCGTCGCCAGCGTCGAAGTATCCACCTGGCGTCCCTCAGACGCCTTGCGCAGAGCCTCCAGCTCCGCCTTAGTGGCGAACGTTCGGTCAGCCTTCTCCGTGCTGTACCATGTCAGGTTAGTCATTCGTCCTCCATGCGAGTACTCCATCCCCGACCTCGATGACGTCGGGGGCGTTGATTGCTTCCAGGGTGCCGTCACCAACGTCGCGGACACGTCGACCATCACGGTCGGACGGATCCTCCACTGCCACCCCGGAGAAGATGTCTACGAGATCAACCTCGGTCCCTGCGATGATTCGGGCGTCGATGCAGCGGGTGAGGCCGGTGTCGCCGGGGATGTTGACGCACACCCGGTAGTTCTGTTCCCCGTCAGACAGAGTTGATGGGGCTGCGATGTTCAGGAATGGGTCACCGTCGTGGTTGACGAGGATGCCGTCGGGGCGGAGTCGACCCCCGGCGTAGTGGGCTATGAGGGCGCTCGTGGCGTCAACCTCGACGCCCTTGTACTGAGGGAGCGGGTCAAACGTGACTGTCCCCATGCGGCCTAGGCCCTCAGGGCCGACCACCTTGCCTGTGATGCGTGCGTACCCCTGGTTCACGAACTCTCCTGACGCCGATTCGTTACAACCTTCACTCTATCAATCCGATCATGAAGGTTAGATACCTCATCGTAAAGGTGAGCTCTGTCAGTGCGCGCATCATTCCTGACGCCCTCAACCTGCCCCTCCAGGCCCTGGAGCCTGCGAGACTGGTCGCTCACGCTATCCCTGAGTGCCCCCACCACCTCAGTGAGGGCATCCATCTTGGAGGTCAGGTCATCGAAGCGCATATCTAGGTCGTCTCGCAGGTTGGTGGAGTGGTTGTTGTGCACCCCCTCGGATGCGGATTCAGCGGCGTCGGCTGCGCGGGCGACATGAACACCCAGGCGCTCCAGCCGCTCCTCATTCAGTGCCTGCTGTCTCTTAAGCCTACTTGCGAGGCGAGCAACCAGCGCAGCCAGCAGCGCGACCGTAGCCGCAATGAGATCAGGCGACGCGAGCATCTGGCCTATCGGCAGGACGCTATCTACTGGCTGCACTGGTCACTCAGCTCGCGTGACGGGGAGTGTACTCGACGGGTGCCGTGGCGATCGCCTTGTCCGTCTCCTTCGCGTCAGCGAGGGAGGTCAGGACGCTCGCCAGGACGGCGGTCGCAGCGATACCGAGCGCACCCTTCCAGTCAATGTCGAGAATGCCGACACCCACAACGAAGGTAGCAAGCAGGGACTGGGCGAAGGTCTTCACGGCACGGTCGAAGACGCCATACCAGAATGAGGCGCGAGCGTAAATGCTCATGCACTCACCTCTTTCAGGAACAACTAGGGGGCAGGACTTCCGCCCCGCCCCCTAGTTTACACTGCGTCAAACGCGGTCACATAAGCCGGAACGACCCCGGGCGCGAGCGGTTCAGCGCCTCCTGGAGGGCCGCCCACGTGGCCTCGCCAGGCTCACCGTCCACGTAGTCACCGAACGACCAGCCCGCAGCGAACCGGTTCCACATGTCCGGCGCGACTGGCTTCACCCAGCACCACGCCCAGTACTGGAAGACGCGCACCACATGGGAGTCCCAGCCTCGATCCTCGGCCAGCTTCCCCGAGCCGGTGAGCATCTTCTGGGAGTGCTCAGGGACCGTCTTGTTCAGGTAGCGGCGCAGGTTGGCGACAGCATAGAGCTCGTTGTAGCCAGGGGCAAAGACGTCGATGAGGCGCTGCATGGTCGCGGGACCATACTCGCCGTCCACCTCGAGCGCGCCCGACGTCGCCACAGGGGTGGGGGCGCCGGAGATGACCTGACCGCCGCCGATCATGCGGTCCCAGGTGGCCCGGTCGCGAAGCCGGTTCAGGTCGAGGGTTCCGTTGTAGCCGGGCAGGCGGCCGTCCTCCGTGTACTGGTGAATCAGCGGGGAGCCCCAGTAGGAGACACTCGGGACGGCAGGGTCACTGTAGGAGGTCCCGTAGTCCGAGTAGTCGGGGCCGCCCGCATACCAGAGGGGGTACTCGCGGGCAACGGCCGACCAGTCGTAGCCGTTCACGGCACTGCCGTTCATGTAGATGCCGGGCGTGGAGCCGGTCATCCCCTTCACGGCATCGAGGAAGGTCTTCGCCCAGCCAGGCCCCTGCTCGACCGCGTTCGCCTCCCAGTCGAGCCAGAGAGTCGCCTTGCCTCGGAACGAGCCGACGGCGGACACGAAGTAGCGGGCCTGCTCCGCAGCATCCCCAGGGCGGGCGAAGTGGTAGAAGCCGAGACGCTTCGAGGCCCCCAGCGTGGAGTTGGCCTGCGAGACCATGTACGGGTTCACATAGTCATTGTCTTCGGTCGCTTTCACGATCACGAAGTCGGCCCACAGCCCGGCCACGTTCAGGCCCGCCTGGTGGCTGGAGATGTCGATACCGTGCGCGTGCGCCGGGGCGCTCTGGGTGGCGGTAGACGCTGGTGCAGGCTTCGCCTGGGCGGCCTGCCCCTTACGGAACTCAGGCCACTGGCTGAGGAACTTCCCCTCATCGAAACGATGGCAGCTAGTCCACGCCCCAGACTGGGTGTGCGGATGACTGGAGTAGCGGACGGTACGCGTCTCCCCCCCGGTCTGGTCACCGAGATAGCCGTCGATGCTACCATCCTCAGCGATCCAAGCCTCAGAGACGAGAGGGTCGCCACCATCCTCAACAGCGATGACCACGTGCCCCCTGCCGCCCTCATTCGCAGCGGAGAGGATCACGTCCCCGACACGGAACCCACCCTGAGGGGTGAGGTCAGAGTCGTTCCACGGGACCTCGTTGAAACCTCGAGCCTCCAGGCCCGGCCTCATATTGCCCGTCCATAGGTCATTAATCTCCGGGAGGGCCGGGTGGCCCCAGGCCGCCCCATAGGTGTCGTGGATGCCGTAGCAGATTGCCCCGCACACGAGGCTGGAGCAGTCAGCGTTCTGGGGGGAGGACACGTGCCCCTCCCAGTCGGCGTTGGCGTACCAGGTGCGGCGGTCGGGCTGCGAGTACCCGACATTCTCCTGGTCGCAGATTCGGCGGGCGATACGCGCCGCCACACTCTGAACTGTCACTTACTCTCCTTAGTCTTGACGATCTCTTCCTCCAGGGCAGCGGCCCGCTGCTCTGCGATCACTGCCCGGCGCGTCAGGGCGGCGATCTCGGCCGTGAGGGCGTCGATCACCGCGATGGCGTCTACCTGCGGCGCTTGGGGTGTCATAGATCCTCCTGAACTTCCTCTGCTGGGGGCGTCTTTGGTGGCACGGGCGAGGGGCCGTAGCCTCCACGACCATCATAGGCGACGGCCTGACTGTCCTCACCGTCCTGAGCGGTCGCTGGCGGGAGTACCCACACCGGCTCCTTGGAGCGGTCCCTGAGGGACACGGTGTCAGTCTTCTCGTCCCACTCGTCGACCTGGCGGGCGCCCTTAACGAGGACGGCTACCGTCTCGCCGGGGTGGCCGGATACCTCTACTGACCACGGAGCCGCGTCAACTCCGTAGCCCGTGCGGATCAGCCGGGCCGATGCTGCCGAGGACGTGAGCACGATCCATGGCGCCGTCGGCGAGGCGATCTTGGGAACGTAGTCGGGTAGCACCCACGTAGCGTGCCCGGTCGAGTCGAGCTCGACGTTCTCCCAGTACTCAATCCCGTCATGTGGGGACTCTGTTGAGGCGTGCTGGAGCATCATGTGGCGCTTCTGCCACTCGCCGGGTACGCGCATGATGAAGTTCTTGCCGCCTACGGCGCGGAAGCCGTCCCTGTCCACGACTACCTGGTGGCTTCCGTCCCAGCTGAGGACCACATTGGTGGCATTCCCCCAGACGGACCTAAGAGCGCTGTTCTGGGAGCGGAGCCGAAAATTGTCTCCCTGAATGTACAGGTGTGAGTCGTAGCCCCCTACGGTAATGGATGCGCTGTAGTCGTTTACCTGAAAATTGCCCTTACCTGCCGCCCCCGCACCGAACCCTGTCCTGCTGAGGTTCATTTGCCAGGTGGAGGTCTTCCCCGAATACACGGATAGCCCGTTTGTGGCCATCCTCATGTTGGGGGTGCCATTATCGTAGCTCGATGGTGCCTGTAAGTAGAGGATGCCTCCAGAGACAGAGGGGTCTTCCTTGAAGGTGATGAGCGCCGGGTACTTGTACGGGAACACCTTGGAATTCATGGAGAGGCCCACGCCCCAGCGGTCCCCGCGCTGGCCGACGTCGTTACCGGATATATTCTCCACGATGTCGATAAACTGGGCGATCGACCACGAGTCCTGGATGCCGACCTCGCCGAGCACCTTCACCCTGCCTGTGGCTGCGTCCACCTCGAATGAGGTTCCCCTGCCGTTTGACGTATAGGCCCGGATGCCTGTCGAGTCGATCTTGATTCCACGCTGGTTGTTGCGCTCGGTCTGGATGGTGGCGCCGGTGATGACCTGCCCGTCGATAGCGCCGCCCTGGATGTTAGAGGCGTTGACCGAGTTGGCGGCCAGCATGCCCGCCTTGATCTGCTCGAACTCGCCCGCCCCGGCAGTGACGATCTCGGTCCATACGTGGTGGGCGGTGGCGTTCACGAAGGAGGCGTTGCCGGTGACGGTGAGCTGGTCGGTGGTGATTTCCAGGAATCGTCCGACGTCGGAGGCGATCTTCCGGGCGGTGACCTCGGCGATGCTGGCCGAGCCTGCGGTCAGCTTGCCTACGTCGAGGTTGCTGATCTGCTCGCTGGTGACCTTCATGCGCTCCCAGTTGGCGCCGTCCCAGCGCCACTCCGCCACGATGTCGAGGGTCTGGGCGTCTTGTACGCGGCAGGTGTCGCCGACTGACTGCCCGGAGAACGGGGGCAGCGTGTCGGGTGTTCCCCGGATGTAGGACACTTCACCCATGGATGTGCGGATGCGGCGCACGGCGGACTCCATGGTCGCTGCCGTGAGCTTGGAGATTGTCTTGGAGTAGTCGTCTCCGGCTTCCTCCCAGCGCCACCCTTTCGGGGAGTAGACGATCTTCGAGCCGGGGGCGGTGCGGGAGTTGGTTGGGGAGGATTGGCCCAGTGCGGCGAAGCCTGGGGTGGTTACGTACTGCCCGCCGCCGCCTCCCTCGGGGGCGGCCTTCCAGTTCTCGGGGCCTGCCATTAGGAGACCTTAATGATGTAGGGGAGCCCGAAATAGGGGGTGCGGATGTCGATGGTCTCGCCGCGCCCCACCTCGGTAGCGATCGGTGACCGGTCGGCGCGGTTGTTGCCCGTTGAAGTCAGGTAGGTGTACCCTCCGCTGCCGATGCCGATGTCCTTGTCTGCCTTTCGGGCCTGGAAGCGGGCGTTAGAGTCCGCCACCTCACCAATTTCGTGAGTGTGTGCAGGCATCTGATTGATGGTGAGGTTGATACCCTCGCGGCCACCCCTGGACCCGATGGGGTACTGGGAGCCCTCACTGGAGCCGACAATGCCCCTTCCTCGAATGTCGGGGATGCGGAAGTTGGAGGCGGCTGTCGACCCGTAGGTAGTTCCGATGACGGCGAACAGCTTGCCGTAGGCGTTGCGGTCCAGTACGCGACCATCGCAGCGCATCCACCCCTCGGGGTCGCGCTCGGCGCCGAACATGGTGATGGTGCCGACAGGGATTGCCTTCTCCAGCATTGTGCGGATGCCCTGGGCGACCGACTGGACCTGCTTCATAATCTCGGCTGGCTGCCCCGCTACCACTCCTTCGAGAGTGGTCACTCCTCGTGTGGCGGCGGAGATGCCATCCTCGATCCTTGTGAGGTCTGCTGCAGTAATCCGGGTCTCGTTCGCCCCGAATCCATCCCGCCACTGCTTGGGGGCCACATACTCCTGCATTATTTATCCCCTTCCGCCCTGAGGACGAAGATTCGCCCATCGGGAGCAATCCACATGCTGGACCCTATTACCCCGTCATCCGGAGGAACTGGCCCCGACGAGACAAGATTGACGGCAACCTGAGTCATCGCCTCAGTAAGATGCCGCATCTCCCTCAGTGTACCCTCGCGCGCAGCCTGCTGCATAGCCGAGCTACCCTTGAGTTTATCTTCCACCTTCTTAGCGATGGCATCGGAGTCGATCGACTGCTCGAGAGTAATAGTCGCTTTGGGCCCCCACGTGGATTTGTTACCCATGCGGTCATACGACCTAAGGCACACCTCGTACTCGCGCATCTCCAAGCCGACAACCGATGTCCGCTGCATCGGGGCGATCATGTCTGCCGTGCGCCCCTCGGCCGCGCCAGGGAGCTGCACGGACACCTCGACGCCCGCGAAGTCCGCAGGCATGTTCTGGCCGTCCTTGCCCGCGTAGTCCCACCACACGCCCAGCACGCCGAGCACCTGCGACAGGATCGGCTTGGACGGAACCGGCGGGGGCTCGACGTCTGACGCCACCTCGAGAGTCAACGGGTGAGACCAGGACCCAACTCCGTCATTAGTCTGGGCTCGCACCGTGAAGTCAACCCTGGCCCCAGGCCATAAGTCCCCAATGGTGGCTCGTGTAGTGTCGGCGCCCTGAACCACTAGCGACCCGGAAGCGATCGCCCCATTCAAGGTCTGCTTCCAGGACACCTCATAGGACACGACATCCACTCGGCCACCCAGGGTGTCAGTCTCGACCCTGCCCCACTGGATGTCGGCGACACCGACAGGCCAACCGCTGCTGCCGATGACGGCCCTGCTGGTCCCCGTTAGGCCCTGGGGGGCGAGGGGCCAGTACTTCGATGCAGGGGGCTGCGGGCGCACGCCACTGCCTGAGGTGGATGCGAGGCCGACGATGCCTTTCGTGCGCTTCGTCAGGCGCCCCAGGAGGCTATCCAGGACGGTGCCGAAGGTGGTGTGGCCGACCACCATCCCGTCCTTCTGGGTGACGCTGATCTGGGCTACCTGCAGGCGCTCCATACCCTCGGCCCGCTCCACCATGATCCAGTCCCCGAGGCGATAGTCGACCCAGGGGAGGAGATGCACGTCGGTGGCGGCCCACTCGCGCTTAATCTCCTCGCTCACGTGCGCCCCGGACTTGAGGGTAGCCTCGGCGACCATGCGGGCAGTGGCCTCCAGCTCCACGCCACCGGCCTCCACGACCTTCTCGACGCGGCGCATCCCCTTAGGGGCGAGGGCGTTGTGGATGAGCCACGTGCGACCACCCTCGCCCTTCACGAGGACGTCGGTACACATGTCAGCCCAGGTCGCAGCCTCGGGGGCGCCCGTGAGTGTGGTTGCGAGGGGCCACCGCTTCGAGGCTGTCAGGTCCCGAGCCTGGGTGGTGTCCGCGTTGTACACCTTGAAGGTGCGGCCCTGCCATACCGTGTCGATCATGCCGAGGTCGCGCAGGGAGTCGACGATCTGGAGGAGGCTGATCGTGGGATCGAAGTAGAGGGTGACGACCTTTGCCCAGTCCTGGTTCGAGGAGTCCTTCGTGGTGTTCGCGTCCAGGGTGAGACCCGCACCCCAGCCGCGCTTGACGGCGTTCTGCCAGACGGTGCCGATGATCGTCCCCGCGTTGCGGGACAGGAACTTGAACTTCCCGTCCTTGTCCTTCGCTTCGATAGGCACGGACCAGATGAGCGCCTCTTTCATGTAGTCGCTCACATGGACGGCCTGCACCTTGCGCGAGTCCGTGCCGTCGTTGACGAGGTTGTGCTCGGTCTTCTGGGTGATGAACCGCGCATCCGGCAACTCCTCCCAGTCCATCCCGTTGAAGGTTGCCTCAACGGCGACCTCAACCTCGCGCTCCAGCACATCCCCGCGGATGGCATTAGGGCCGGGCGCATAAGACATGGATAGAGTGGGGGTCTTCCCGCGCGGCGTGGTGACCGTCATCTCCAGGATATCGGGCACGACCCCGATCCTCGCACCCTGCACCTCGTAGGCGACGGCACGCAGCTGCATGCCGGGGAAGTAGTCGCGGCGCATCAGTAGGCCCTCCTCGCCTGAATAACTCCCGTGGTGCCGGTGACCTGGAGGACGATCTTGCCCTCATGGTTCGGGGTGAGCTGGAAGCCCTCGGGGGACATGCTGATCTCCGCGGAAGCGTTCACCGCGCCGCTCAGTGGGTACCACCGCTCGGACACCTGCCTCCATGCGGAGTACTTGCCGACGTCAATGAGGAGTCTCTGCCCCGGCTCCATGGTGCCCCGCCAGGTGATCGACGAGCCGGATGTCTGGTCGACGATCGTGCACGTGTTTCCTGTGGGGGTGAGCTTTAGGATTGCGTCGGAGATAGGGGCGGCGCCCCCGGCGAGCCGGGACAGGTCATTCAGCTGGGTCTCGATGGTCGCGGTGTCGCGCCAGACGCCCTCGACGGCCTCAAAGATGGCGGTGGTATCGATCGCCCACTCCCCGTACCGCCAGGACGGCTGAGACACGCTCACGAGGCGCACGAGCGCCTCCCTGGGGCTAGAGCCGGAGGGGTGATGCTGGAGGGTGGCCAGCTTGTTTGAGGCCCTCAGAACGGCCATGAGCGCCTGGAAGTTGCGATCCAGGTCAGCCCGATCCGCGCCCTCAACCATGAACGCAACCGTCACCTTGAAGGTATCCACCTTCAAGCCAGCGCCATCAAGGATGCCGCTACGGAACGGCACCTCCGTGCTCGTAAGGCGCGGCGCCGGGACCGCAGGGAGGAGAGTCCCCTCCATGACGCGCCACCTCCCCGGCCGATCCAGGTCAACGCCATTCAGGCTGTACTCGCTGCTCATGCCACCATCCTAGATGCTCGACGCGAGGCGGATGCCGTCAGCGACATCATCCCTGGTCTTGGAGTCGCGCTGCGCCTGCGGGTAGTAGTTGGTGATGTTCACGGTCCCGCCGGCAGTTGCCTTACCGCTGGAGGTCGCGGAAGCGATGGTGTTCAGTGCATCGCGGGACGGCTTCGCCTTCTCGAACGACGGAGCCACATGCGCAGCAATGTCCGGGGAGATGTCATTAGCGAGGTCCTCCGTGAACCCCTGGAGGGACTTACGCACAGCCCCATACTGAGACTCAAGCCCGTTGATGAAGCCCTGCATAACCAGCTGACCAGCATCCTTCAGGATCACGCGGTCAACGGGAGCTGGCCCCTTCCATGACGGGAGATACGAAGTCAGTGACGAGAGCTTGTTCTGGACTGCCGAGAACATGGAGCTGAGGCCGTTAATGAAGCCCTGAATCACGTTCCTACCGGCATTCCATAGCCAGGACCCGGCGCCGGCGAAGACGTTCCGAATGCTGTTGGGAATGTTGCGCACAGTGTTCAGCATGTTATTCGTCCACGACACCACCGTGCTCACAATCCCACTCCACATGGAGGAGGTGATGCTCATGACAGCCGACCAGCCGTTGCTGATGAGGCTGCGGACCCAGTTGATGGCACTGGAGACCGTGGAGGTGATCGAGTTCCACACGCCCTTGATGGTGTTCAACACGGAGTTCCAGGCCGTGGAGGACATCGACATTATCTGGTTGCCGAAGATGCCGAACTGACCCTTGATGAGGTTCCAGATACCCTCCCCGATCGTCTTGATGCCGTTCCAGGCCCCAGACCAGTCACCCTGAATGACGGCGAGGACCGTCTGGAGGACACCCTTGATGATCTGGATGGCGCCCGTCACCGTGGACATGATCCCATTCCATGACGCCATCACCAGGGGCATGAGCCACTGCATAACCTTCCCCACCAACTGGATCGCCGGGATCAGGGCGGACGCCAGCTGCTGAACCAAAGCAACGATCGGCGGCAGAATCTGCGGAAGGTACTCAGAGATGATCGGAGCCAGCTGGGCAATAATCTCAGAGATCACCGGAACCAGCGCCTGGATCACCGGAAGTAGGGCGGCACCCAACTGCTCGATCACCGGGACGAGGATCGGCACCAGCTGCTGGAAGATCGGAGCCAGGCCCTCAACCAGCTGCGCCACCAGAGGGGCGATCGCCTCCAGCAGAGTGCCCGCGACAGTGGCGATCGCGCCGAACGCCTCACCCAGGGCAGGCATAGCGGGGGCGAGCGCCTGCACAGCCACCAGGAGGCTGTTGAAGAAGTTCGCCAGCCCATCCTGGAACGCCGGATTCTCGAGAGCTGTAGCGAGCCCAGTGAGCGCCGTGCGCAGTGTCTCACCAATCAGGGGGAGGATCACGCCCAGGGTCGGCTCGAGAGACACGAACGCCTCACCAAGCTTACCGACCCCCTGGAACGCCGAACTGGCGGCCCGCCCCATAGAGGAGAACAGGTTCGTCAGCGTCGCCTGGAACAGGGGGCCATTCACCGCCTTGTTCGCCTTGTCCAGGGCATCGGCAATGGAGTCGATCGGAGCGGACCCGTTCGCCATGGCGGTGAAGAGGCCACCAATGATCCCGCCCAGGTCGATCGTGATGTCCTTAAGGGTGCCGAACGCCTGTGCGGCGCGACGAATGGACGCCTCCATCTGGCCGGATGCGGCTGCCTTCGCTGCCCACTGCTCGAACGAGGCGGCCAGGTTGTTGGCCCACTGAGCGATGCTGGGCAGGAACTTCGCACCCACCTCACCCATCGTCAGGATGCCGTTAGTGAACGACGCCGCCCCCGTGGAACCGATCGACAGGGCCTGCGACAGGTAGGTGAGAGACTGCTGGAAGCCAGCAATATGCCCCCCCGCGGCGCCAGCGATGGCGGCAGTCATAGAGCCCAGGTTGGAGGCGATCGTCTGGAGGGCGGGCGAAAGCTCCTGGATGGCGACGTTAGCGAAGTCTCGGATCGGCTGCGCCGCCTGATCCCAGTAGGCGCCGGAGATTTGAGTCTGGAGGTTCGTGAACGATGGCCCCAGGTCCTCGAGGACAGTCTTCGTGTCCTTGAGTGCCGTAATCAGGACGCCCGCTCCGGCGGCGGCGGCACCGAAGATGCCCGGCAGTGCCAGCAGGGCGGGCGTGGACTTGGCGATCCCCACACTCAAGGAAGAGAACACGCCCAGGCCGGAGCCGATCACCGACACTGCGCTACCAATCAAGGTGGACACGGTGCCGATCTTCACGGCCGCCGTATCCAGGTTCCGCAGGAAGTCGTTCAGGTTGCGGCCGATCGACTCGAACACGTTCCCGCCAGCAAGAGCCTTCAACTGGGCCGCCACGCGGGCGAGAGACGTCTTAGCCAGGCGCACATGAATGTCCACCCACCGGGGGTGAGTCAGGCGCTTAAGGTCGAACCGAGCTTTCCCGTCATCCAGGTCGGCATTCACGGTGGCCTTGCCATCGAGCTTGCTGAGCTCGTGCTTGATCTTCTTCTTCTGCTCCTCGGAGAGCTTCGCGTGCACCTCCACGTCAGCCTTGAGGGCAGCGATGCGCGCCTGGAGCTCCTTAGCGGCAGCCCCATCCAGCTTGGCGCGGGCTGGAATATCTGCCTTGAGGGCGTTAAGCCTCGCCTGGAACTGGCGGAACGACCTCTCGTTCACTGTCAGGCCGGCCTTGACGTCATCTGCGGCACGCTCCACGTCCCTCTTCAACTTAGCGAGGTCACCTGGCCGCGTAGACAGGTTGACCGCCGTGCGGATATTGTCGAGCTTCTCCTGGAGCTTCTTCTTCTGCTCCTCGGATAGGTTCGCGTTAACCTTCACCTCGGACTTGATCTGCTGAATCTTCTTCCGAAGAGCCTCCAGCTGTCCCGTCTTAAGGTCCACCTCAGCCTTGAAGCGGACGTCAGACTTCGCGGCCTCCTCGCGCGCCTTCTTGAGGGACTCCTTGTCGAGCTTCACCTCCGCATTGAAGGCGATATCAAGGTCCTTGACCTGCTTCTGGATTCGCTTCAAGTCGCGGCGAAGCTTCTTAGCGAAGTCAGAAAGGTCAGGGACAACCTTGACAGAAAGCTTACCAACTGTCCCCTTACCAGCCATCCCTAACCTTCCTTACCCCAGCGAAGCAAACAGGGCCGCAACCCCAGCTGTGTCATTCGATGATACCACCGACACCGAATTGGCCTTCGCGGGCCGAGGCATCATCTCAGAGTCTTTCAGTGTCGCCTTATTGGTGGCGGACGCCTTAATCAGCAGCGCCAACCTATCCAATTCCTCATTCAACCTCTCCGAGTCATGCGAGTAACCAAACCACTGGTCACCCCCCAGTTCGTTCGCCCGATACAGGCTCCAGGGCTCATGCGGTAGGCGCTCAAGAAGCTGACTTACGAGAGACACCCGGTAATCGCCGTGGACGTCAATCCGGTACAGTGCCCAGAAGTCCGCCGCAGCGTCCGGGCGCCTCTCGAAGAAGTCATCTAGTTCTTGGCGCCTGCGGCTTCCCCCGCGTAAGCCATAACCAGGTTGATAATGTCCTCCATGTCGGAGTCGTCATAGAACTTGTCCCAGGCGTCCAGGTCCTTGACGAAGCCGCCATCCTCGAGGGCCTCCATGACGTCAGCGAGAACAGCCAGGAGGTTCACATCGTCCGCAGTATCCCCCATGAACGGCTCCAGTACGGACGTCAGTCGCATCCGCTTAGAGGGACGCAGTGAATGCGGGGGTGCCAGCAGCTCATGTCCCGGAAGCGAGGAGAACGGGGGGAGCTTATCGGCCTTCTTGGTAGCCATGAGAGTTTCCTTCCGGTGGGGTGTTCGGGGTGTTGGAAGGGGCGCCGCCACACACCCCTACATGGCGGCGCCCCTAGTATATCGGCCGTCAGTTGACGGTGAACTGCTTGCCGTCGGAGGCGGCAATGTTGTTCGTGACGACCACGTTCTGGGCGCCAGAAGTCACGCTGCGAGGCACGTAGGTGGTGATCTGCGTGGCGGAGTCCTTCTCGAAGGAGGCCACCTTGTCGCCGAACTTCACCTCCCGGACGCCATCGAAGTTGGTTCCGGCGATGACGACCTTCGCCCCAACAGCCCCAGAAGAGGGGGTGACAGTGGTGATGGTCGGCTTCGCGGTACCGATACCGGTGGCGGTGCGAGGCTCGAGCATCTGGACGCGCGTCTTACCCGAGTTGGGGGACAGGAGAGTGCCCGCGATCTTGACCTCAGTGAAGTTGTCCAGAGACAGGGACGGCATGTTTCCGGCGAGGGAGACGCGACGGAACAGGTAGCCGGAGACGATGCGGCCGTCCTCGACGACAACGAGGATGGCGCGCTCACTGGAGGCGTCGAGCTCGATATCCCAGGCGCGCTTCACCGGGTCGTAGGTAGAGCCAGGGAACGCCACGCGCATGACGTCTTCCCCGAGGTTGACGGCGTTGATGGTGACCTTGTTGGTGACGTCCTCGCGGGTGGAGCGCACACCCTGACGGTCCCAGGTCCGCTTGGTGGACGTGTCTCCACCATCGGAATCGAATTCGATCAGGTTCTCACTGGAGGTGTCGCCCAGCCAGGTCCACCCACTCCCCTCCAGGGTGGTGCCGTCACCGAAGACGTAGCCGTCGAGGTTCGGGGCCTCCGTGCCGGGGGCGGCATAGTAGACGTGGCCACGGCCCGCGATCTGAATCTTGCTGTTTCCGAGGTTAGCCATCAGGCTCCCTTCCTGGCCGTCACCTGGAGGGACGAAACCATGTTGATGTAGTCGGCGGTTGTGCCCATGTCGGTTTCCGGCGTGGGCAGCTGGGTCCACTCGAGGTAAGTAGCCCAGCCTTCGGAGGTCACCATTCCTGACCTCCAAGCTTTCTCGATGGCCTGCACGAGCGCGTCGCTCGCGTCGGACACCTCATCCCCGTCTGGGCCAGTCATGTACAGGCGAGCCCTGATCTGGGTTGCCGCGAACGTCGGCCCCGACGGGTGAATACGGGAGATGGTCATCTGGACGCGGCACACGAGCTCATTCATTGGGTCGTCCACGTCACCGTGAGTGCGCCACACGATCCGGGAGAGGATCGGCCACTCGGCCGCGCTGGCGGCGGCGGCATCCTGAACGTACCGGTAGATGAACGGTAGGGGAGCGACGAATGCCATTAGAACCCCCCGTTCGCGTGTACGACGCCACGCATGACATTGAAACCCGGAACCCAGGTCCTATGCCTAGCGCCCTCGCGCCCCGATCGGCGCCCCTGCGCATCCTGATACACGTAGTGGCCGAACTCCATGGCCGCATCATGGTCTGTAGACGGGGAGATGGACCAGTCCACCTTCCCCTGCTCTAGGCTGAATGACGCAACATACTCGCCGGACTGGATGTGTGCTGCTGCAGTTGCCTCAATCTCGGCGAACACCTTCGCGGCGGCAGCAGCGAACTCAGGCTGGCGGGCCACGACAGCGGCAATGTCCTCGTGTACGTCCTCGGTGTCGTATGCCTCAATCACTTCGACCCCGTTCCGAGCGTGTCGCAACGCACCGACCAGTGGCGAGTCATCGGGGAGGCGTCATAGGTGAGCGGCTCACCGGCCTGCTGGAACGTCTTCCCCACCAGGGACTCAGGTCCCTTGATGATCTTCACCCACGAGTGCGGACCGCCCGGCCACTTCCGGCCAGTGCCGAAAACCTTCAAGGTGGTCTCATCCGTGAGGTCGCCCCGGATGACGCGGTTCTCTGTAGCCTTCAAGGCGTTACCGGCTGACGGCTGCACCAGCACCTTGTCAATCACGAAGGTCTCCCCCCGCTCGAACCGGCGACCCGTGCGCCCCTCCTTGACGACAGCGAGCGTCACCTCCACCACGTGGGGGCCGTTCTCCAGGTAGCGCCCGCGGCGGGGCCGGAACCCTACCACAGTGTCACCTCATCCTCGTCATACACGGGGTGGTCGCCGGCGAAGTCGAGGGCTGACGGGCCGCGCAGAT